ATCTATAAAATGTTAGAGAAATATCACTATCTAAAATTTTATAAAAAATGTAAACAGATATTAGATGACGGTAAAGTTACCGATGATGAGATAAAAAGTTTAACAGCTGAACAGATTGATAATATGAATTTAGAATCAATTGCTTCAGCATGGGACGATTTAATTAGAAGAACAATTAGACGTAAAGAAATGGGAAGAGGTCTACAACTTTATATAAAATATTTAAAACAAGGAATGAAAGACGCCAAAAATAAGGCAGCTCAACATGCTGGTATAGATTATGGTGTATTTGGAAAAGCAGTTAGAGACGCAGGACTTCCTGAAGAAGTAAACGAAGATTTAAGAAGACCTAGAAAATCAGTTGCATTTACTTTTGGTAGATTTAATCCACCAACTATAGGACATGAAAAACTTATTAAGAAAGTTAAATCAGTAAGAGCAAATGATCACAAAATTTATTTAAGTAGAAGTGAAGACAGTAAGAAAAATCCATTATCGCCTACACAAAAACTGGCGTATATGAAAAAAATGTTTCCTTCTCACGCAAGAAATATAGAGATAAACAAAACAAACATGATATTGGATATAGCTACAACCTTACATAATAAAGGTTATACAGAAATCTTTATGGTTGTAGGTAGTGATAGAGTAAGAGAATTTGAAACAATATTAAACAAATATAACGATGTAAAATCAAGACATGGTTACTATAACTTTGATAACATAAATGTGTTATCGGCAGGCGAGAGAGATCCAGACGCAGAAGGAGCTACAGGTATGTCAGCAAGTAAGATGAGAGCAGCTGCTAGTGCTAATGATCTATCTAGTTTTAAAAGAGGTTTACCTGGTGGTGTTGACGCCAACGCATTGATGAAAGATGTAAGAAAAGGTATGAGATTGGCTGCCAGTATGGAATATAGTAATACGAACATGTTAACTATGGAACAATTTGATCAACAACAAATAAGAGACCTATATTTAAGAGATATGATATTTAATATAGGAGAACATGTTGATTACACAAAACAGAATATACAAGGAACAGTTAAAAGAAAAGGTACAAACTATATTGTACTAGAAGATAACAATAATAATTTACACAAAGCATGGATTTGGGACTGTATACCAATAGCTTCTGATAAAGAGGTTGCAGTACGAGAACACAATTTAAATATTGACTATGGCTTTGAGGCTATATCTGAAAAGAAATTTGCCGATTTAAAGAAAGAATTAACGATGAAATTAGAGAAAGAAGCGTTTGAAATAGGGCATGATTATGCCAATCATACGAAAGAAATAACACCGGGAGAGAAGCCAGAAGCTAAACCAGTTGACGTTAAAGACAGAGGGTGGCCTACACAAGGTTACAAAGAGATAAAAGATGAGAAAATAAATGAAAAAGACGTAAATAATTGGGCTTCTGAAGCTGAAACAATAGATAAATATAAACAAAGATTTAAGGAGGAATGGAAAAGTAAGTTAGATGAGGCAGTAGTTAAGATGTTAAAAGACTTACAATCCTAATAGACATGACAAGATATAGAAAAACAATGGCAGAGGCCTGGAACGAGTCAATCTTAATTGAGAGTGGCTTAATGGGTACTATCAAACCAGATCAATTAGACAATATCAAAAAAGTATGGGCTAAAAAGTCTATGAAAGATGTCACTCCTGGAGTGAGAGCTATGTTGGCAAAATTAGATATGCCTACTAAAGTTGCAGTTAAACATGCTAATATAAATGTACTATCTAAACTAGTATTAGATGAAAAAGAATTAGAAGAACAAACAGAATTAGACGAAGGCAGAATGAAAGATATATTTACTGCCGACCAAGAAGGCAAGTCTGCCGAAGAAATAGCAAAGAGATTAAAAATATCAGTAAAAACAGTTAAAGATATTTTAGGTGTAAAAGAACAAGTGGCAATAGATGAGGGTGGTGTTAAGGCTGCTCTTATGGATGTAGAAGATGACGCTACTAGAATGGACTTAAACAAGTTTATTAGAAAACATTATGGAACTATGGGCTTATCTGCTCAAGAATTAAAGAAAATATTTTACAGAGTTAACAATGAAGAAACTGAATTAACAGAAATTGCTAACTTTACTGCCTCAATGATTAATGTTCTTAAAAAAGAATACGAACCAATGAGAGGTAAAAAAATTACAGCTGCTAGAGCAAAACAATTAATGAACATACTTGATAAACTAAATGATAAAAATTTAGAAACTTTATCAAAACAAAATATACCTTTTGTATCAAGTGGTTCTGCTAGTAAACTTGCAGTAAGAAAAATGAAATTCAAAGTCACTAACGTAAACCCTTTCAAAGAAGAGGTTGAAAGTATAGACGAGAAGATTGATCCGTTTATGTTATCTTACAGTGACAGATATGGTAAACATGCTGGTTTTGAGGGTGCTAAAACTTTACAAGACTTACAAAACAAGGCAGCCAATTTAAGAAAAAGAGGATTTAAGATTGATAAAATGGGTAGATATAATCCACCTGTTAAAGAAGATATACAAAATGAAGCATGTTGGGTAGGTTATAAACAAGTAGGTATGAAAAACAAAGGTGGTAAAGAAGTACCTAATTGTGTACCCGAAGATAAAGAATTAGAAGAACATATAGAAGAAATGGCTAAAGATGACGCTTATGCAATCGGTATGGCAGCCGCTAAAAAACACACAGGCGATACTGAACCACCTTTAGAAAAATCTACAATTACTAAAGGTCATGAGATTGCAAAGAAAATATTAAAGAAAGAAGATTTAGACGAGAGTACAAAGGCAGTTAGAAAAAAAGCAGACAAATCTAAAATGCCTTATTCAGTATTAAAGAAAGTTTACGATAGAGGTATGGCAGCTTGGAAAGGTGGCCATAGACCAGGTGCAACACAAGTACAATGGGCTCTTGCTAGAGTAAATTCATTTATTACAAAAGGCAGTGGCACATGGGGTGGCGCTGATAAAGATTTAGCAAAACAAGTTAGAAGTGAAGATTTAAGGGCAGTACCACAAGACGGTGACGTTAAGAAAAAAGATGGTACTCAACCTAAAAAATACTATAAAGGGTTAAGTAAGTCAGAAAAAGGTAAGAGAGCAGATTACTTTAAAAACAATGACAGTAATAAACCAGCACCAGGTGATAAAGACGCAAAAACTAAACCATCTATTCACACTAACAAATATAAAAAAATGTATGGCGAGGGTGCAAAACAATTAGTAGATAGAATATTAAAAGAAAAAATGGAGAAAAACAAATGAGTTATTTAAAAAATAAACCAAATTCTCTAGAAGACATGGCAAAACAAATGTCAATTCATACCAATGAATCTGATTACAAAACTATGTTTAAAAAAGAGTTAGAGAAATCAGGTAAAAAAGGTATTGGTTCTATGACAGATAAAGAAAAAAAAGATTTCTTTAACAGAATAGATAACAAGTATAGTGCTAAAAATGAAGCAGTGACAAATGAGTTAACAAGTGCTCAAAAGAAATTACCACCTGCTTTACAAAAAGCAATTAAAGCAAAAGAAAAAAAAGAAGAGTCTGTAAATTGGGCAGAGGCGGCTGAAGAACAAGAGAAAAGACAAGAAGACGCTAAGTATTTTAAAACAGAAGCTAAAGATATACCACCAATTGACAAAGACAATAAACCAGGTGTTAAGATCGCTAAGATTAGAGCAATGAAAGGTGACGACAAAGAAAAGAAAGAGTCAGAAATTGAAAAACTTAAAGATCAAAACGCATTATTAAAACAAAAATTAGAAAACGAAAAACATAAGGCTGTAAAACCTCAACCTAACAAAGATACAGGAGAAGTACCTTTATCTATAGGTATTGCATACAAACATTTAAGAGACAAAATGCAAAAAGAGGAACAAGAAAAGTCTATGTCGGATACAACAGCAGAGAGAGATAAAGAAATGAAAGAACCAAAAGGTAAAACTATGACTGGTCAAGAAAAAACTCCTGTTGAAATGAATCCAAAAATGAATCATAAATTCTAATCATGGCTTGGGTAGACGTACCAAACTCTAATAGTATCTGGCAGTATGAAAACTCTGCTACGATAACACACACATACAAAGATTCGGCTGATGGTGCGAACTCTGTAATATCAGGTGGTATTAGAACATATACAAAACCTGGTACAAGTGATACAGTACAAGTCTATATAAGAACAAGAAAAAAAGGTGAAACAACAGAGAGAGGAGAACTCTCAAAGACCTACTTTGATTAAGAATTATGGCAAAACTACCGAGAATATATTGTGACATGGATGGTGTCCTTTGCGATTTCGTAAAGGGTGTTGAGAAACTTCACAATATAACCATTGACAAATGGTCATATGGTAGTAAGACTGAAAAGTGGTCTAAAGTAAAAGCAACTCCTAGATTTTGGCATACTCTACCATGGCAGACAGGTGGTAGACAACTATGGTCTTTCATATCTAAACATAAACCACATATCTTATCAGCATACGTAGAGGAAAGTTTTGATCCTAATTGTATACCAGGTAAGACACATTGGGCAAGAACAAATTTAGGCCTATCAGCACCAAGAATTAACCTAGTAAAACGTGTACAAAAACAACTATACGCAAAAGTATTAGGTGATCCAGCACTACTAATAGACGATTATAAGAAAAACGTAGATCAATTCATCGCAAGAGGTGGTAAAGCAATACACCACACTTCAACTTCCAACACAATTAGACAGTTAAGATCGCTAGGTTTCTAACTTATTTCCGTTATAAATAGTGCTAGTTATATAACAAATAAAACTTAATTAAGGGAGAAATTTTTATGTCTTTATGGGGAAACGATATTAAGCCAAAAAATTTAACCGATGCCGAGAAGAAGGAAGTTTACGCTACTTCTAAAGGCTGGGTTAGAGAGGCTGGTTCTATTCTTTCTGGTAATGACAACACTAACGCAACTCCGGAAGTATTAGTAGCAATCGGTGGATTAGCTACTGCTATGGGTGCAGGTGACATTACTGAAATAGAATTTATCACAACATCATTCAGCGTTGGAGCTGGTGGTGCTTTACAAGCAAGAGTAAGATTTAACGAAGACGTTACCGTGACAGGTACACCTACATTAACATTACAAAATGGTAATCAAGGTTCTGGTTCAGGTAGAGGTCCACACGTTTTATCATACACTACAGGATCAAACACTAACGAGTTAACTTTCAATTTAACTATTGGCGCTGGCGCAACTACAACAGCTGCAAACGACCAAATTACAGTTGGTGCAAACGCATTATCATTAAACGGCGGAACAATTAAAGATAGAGGTACAACAACAAACTCTACTATAACTAGTGCCGCTGGTATTGGTACTGCTGCTGGTATATTAACAATCAGCGCATAATTTTTAAAAGGAGAAAAACAAAATGGCAAACATTACAAGTATAAACTTCGTTGAAGATACTCACAACAGACTAGCTGGCGGAAATATAGACGCAACAGTACGTTGGTCAGACGATGTTATTATCGGTGGAGTACCAGTACTAACCCTAACTAACGACATGGGTGGTCCTGCTGGCGACACTAGAGTACAACATTTAGAGTATGTATCAATGAACGCTCCAGACGAGGCGTTATTCAGAATAACTTTAGGTGCAGACGCAAGAGAAAACGGACAAAACGGAGACACATTGTCAGTTGGCGAAAATGCAATGGCACTTAACGGTGGTACAATCGTAAACCGAGTGACTCAAGAGAACGCAACTATAACGAACTCAGCGGCTATCGGTACAGCAGCAGGAACAGTAGAAGTATATACACCTGCTTAATAATAATGAAATTCTATAGGTGTCCTAGTGGGCACCTATATAATAATAACAATTGATGTAGGAAATACCTACAGTAGCATTCCCGAAAGGGTTTAAAGGAGAAAAAATGGCAGACAAAAAGGTAACACAATTAACGGATCTAGGCACAGCTCTAGACACAGCAGATTTATTTCATGTAATTGATGACCCAAGTGGTACACCTATTAACAAAAAAATATCAGCTGAAAATGTATTCAATAATATTCCAAGTTGGATTGCATTAAAACAAACAGCACAAACAATAACAGCAAGTGGATCAAGTCAAGCGGCTGATCTAACTTCAGCTATTACTTTAGTTGACGCAACATCAAACACAGCGCCAACTTCATTAGCAGCTGCTTCAACAGATGGACAAATTAAAACAATTTTAAATGCGTCTACTGGCGGAACAAATGCAGTGACAATTACACCAGCAAACTTTAAACAAGGTACAACGGTTACATTAAACGCTCCAGGTGAGTCAGTGACTTTAATTTACAAATCAAGTTTTTGGTATGTACTTGCAGGTGAGGGTCACGTAGTAGCTTAATATATAATATAATAGGAGTATATAATGGTAATTGATGAAAAAGTATTACAGGAAGAAAAAGAGTTATTAACTAAAGAGTTTAACGAACTTTCTTCAAAAATTAAATCGGTTGAATTGAATGTTGGTACTATGAAGGCAAATTTAAATGCAGTCAATGGTGCAATTCAAATGACCGATAAACTATTAAATAGGTTAAAAACAAATGAAAAAATTTAAATCATTCGTAAAAGAAGAAGATTTAAAAGATTTTGAGGAAGATGTTTTAGCAGGCAAAAAGCCTGCTGAAGCGCCTGAAGAAACAAAAGAGGAAGAAAAAAAAGATGAAAACATTTAAAAAGTACGTACAGGAACACATGACTGTTGGCGTTGGTACACCTGAAGTAAATTCTGTTGAAGACGGAAGTATGGGTGTTCATAACATACATGATCCTAAAATTTTAGAGAGAGTGAATGCTTTTGTTGGTTCTATTGCTGAGAAGGAATATATTAATCCTTCAGCTGCTGTTGAACAACTAGCAAATAAATTGAAAACAATTGGACTAGAAGTAAAACTACCAGCAATGGAAGGCACTAATGGTACAATAACAGGTGAAGTTTGCCAATTCGGTGGAAGATTTGGTAAAGACGTAGATGGTTCTGATATTAATGATGATGGTATATCTCATAGAAAAGAGGGTGGCCTTAAACTAGAGGTTAAGTACGAAACATTAAAAACAGGATCAAGTAAAGTCTACGCTAAATTAGTGTAGAACGATGTTTAAAGAAATAACCAAAGATAACTGGTTGCTTTTTGCACAACAAAATTATGATAACCCTACTCTAGAAGATGAGAAGGAGTTTTATGAAGATATTAAAAGAATAAGATATCTTAAAAGGTTATTTCGTAAGTATACGACAACAGGTAATCTGAAAGTAAGATTGGTAGTTAATCACTTAATTATCTTACAAAACGTATTCGGAGTTGAAGCGGCGATTACTTTACTCTTGTTTAAGATAGACAAGAAATATTGGGGTATGCTTAAAACATTTTTAGAGTACCTAGAATACCTATATCCACATGAGTTAACTGATATTCAAGGTGATCCTAAAGTAGAAAAAATGTTAGAGGAACTATAATGAACAGAGGTGTAGATTTATTAATAACGTATAGAATTGTTAAGTTATTGGCGACGCCTTTTAACAAACAAGAAGCTTTTAAACTCGGTATCATAGATGAGAAAGGTACTGTTTTAAGAAAGTATAGAACTTTACAAAAGTCTTCAGAAAAAAGAGCATACACAATGCTACACAGGTTTGTATTCAATTTAAAAAGAATATTAGCAAAGGCAGGAATTAGAGGTGCTTTAGGTTCTTTTGCAGTGGCAGCTGCTCTTTTATTTAAAGAAAATAAAGAGGCAAAAAAACACCAATTGGTAATAGAATCCGCTGTGATTACATATCTAAAACAGATAGATCAATACAATTCAATGATATCGGAAGACATAAATATACCAGACATACAGGAGACGCCAGTTATGAATTGTTTTGGTGTTGATGTATTTGAAAAAGATGGAGAATTAATAAGCGAGTACGAATATGACAAGACATTATAAAGCAATGATGGACGAAATCATTAACAAGATGGACGAAGACGCTCCAGCTAATGCTACAGGTACGGCCGTTGCAGGAACAGGTGACGACAACTCTGTACATACAAAAAAATCAGAATTAGATAAGATGAAAAGACGTGATCCATTGGCAACAGGATATGTTGGATCAGTTGTACCTTTATCAACAAGAATTAAAGAGAGTGACGATAACAATAGTATGATGTTAAAAGGTGTGTTAGATAAAATTGATAGTATAGAAGTTAAGATAGATGAAATGACACAACCTAAAACAGAAATTATAGAAACAAAAGAAAAAGAATATAAAACATTTAAGGACAAATACAATGCTTAAAACTTTTGAAGAATATCTTACAGGTAAAAAGAAAGAGAAAAAAGTTAAGAAAGAATACATGGGTTCTGCTGTTGCAGGTCAATCGGGTCCAGGTTTAGGTAGATTTAGACCCACAGTAAGTATGTATAAAAAGTCCGAAGGAACAGCTTTACATAAGTACCTAGTTAAAAAAGGTGTTTTAAAAAAATAAGGAGAACAATGGAACATTTAGATTTGTTAATACAATTAGCAACGAAATTCTGGATGTGGACTGTATTAATAACACTAATTATAATTGGTGCAATTATTAACTGGTCTGACAGAATACATTTAAAAGGCAGAGATAGAAGATTTAAATATAAAGAAATGCCACATATGAAACCTATATTGATACCAACTAAATCAAAAGGTTTTTGGGGTGGTATATTATTATGGTTATTAACTGTAAGAACATGGGAACTAGCCAAAGATTTTAAATACGAACTAGACGGAACAAAGTATGTTATACCAGAAGGCTTCGTGTTTGATGGTGCAAGTGTACCAAAATTTTTAGCTTCGTTTTTATCTCCAGTAGGTGTTTTACTTATTGGTGGTTTAGTACATGATTATGCCTACAAGTACACGGCTTTAAGACAACAAGGTACTACAAAAGGTGCAATCACAATATTAGATAAAGCAGAAGCAGATAGAATATTCAGAGACATTAATATAGAGGTTAACGGATTTCATCTACTAAACTATTTAACTTATTGGGTATTAAGAGGTTTTGGTTTTGTAGCATGGAATAAACACCGAAAGGTAAACGCTAAAATAAAATAAGGATATACATGAGTAAATATCAAGATTTTAAAAACAGCACTATAAAAAAAGGGAGAAAACATATGGAATGGTTAAAAGGAAGATGTAAAGAGTTATCATCATTACATGGTGGTGCTCTAATTGCAATGGGACTTGTTGTTCTATTTGCAGGTCCATTTGCTAAAATGGCAGCTTGGGCTGCTATCGCATACGGAGTATGGGCAATTTGGAAGAAGGACTGATTGACAATCCATGGGAATTAGATTATTTTTTATAGGCATTATAATCAGCGCCGTAATAGGCGCTGGTGCCTATGTTATGAAATTGCAAAAAGACAATGCAATTCTAAAAGAGAACGCAGTTAAATTAGAGTCTGCTATACAAGATCAAAAAACTCTAATAGAAAATCAACAGAAAGATTTTCAAGAGATATTAAAAGCTAACAATAAAATGAACGAGTTAGTGGGTGTCTTAAAAAAAGATTTAGAAAACCTTGATAAAAGGTTTAATAAAAAGAATAGAGACGTTGGTAAGTTAGCTATAGCTAAAACTAAATCTATTGAAAGAATAACAAACGGTGCGTCAGCACTTGCTACAAGATGTATTGAGATCGCAAGTGGATCACCTCTAACAGAGGAAGAAAAAAATGCTACAAAGAAGTCAGAGATTAATTCTGAATGTCCTAGTATTGCTAACCCTAATTACGTGCCTTACTAGTTGTAGTAGCGTAAAGAAGTTAAGCATATTTAAGGAAGAAGTTAAGAGACAAGAACTTAATCTAGAGAAACCTACACCACTTGAATTAGAAAATTTAAGGTGGATTATAATCACTTCAGAAAACGCAGACGAGGTATTTAAAAAACTAGAAGAAAAAGGCATAGATCCTGTACTATGGGGTCTAACAGATAAAGATTTTGAATTGTTAGCTAAGAATTTCGCACATATACGTAATCAATTAATGATTACAAATGAATTATTGGATAAGTATAAAGAGTATTACGAGCCAGAGGAGAAAAAAGATGAGTAAAGACAGATTTGACGTGAGTGAAAATACAGCAATAAGCATGCCAATCCGGAACATGCTGGCCATAATCGGTGCCGTGGCCGTAGGAGTGTGGGCTTATTTCGGCGTGTTGGAACGTATCACAATGCTGGAGACTAAAGCACAACTAGCAGAAAAAGATTTAAATCAAGTTGTTGAAACACTTGGTAACGACATAGAAAAAAATAACGAATTTAGAATTAAGTGGCCTAGAGGAGAATTAGGTTCACCACCTGCCGATTCCGAGCAATTTATGTTAATTGAGCATATCGCAGGTCAGGTGGAATCCATACAGCAACAAATGGAAAATATGATGAACAATGGCGTAAACATAAAAAGACTTCAAGAGGATGTTAAGATCCTACGAGAAGATGTGGAAAAATTAAAGGACAGTAATAGAAATATTATATATCAAAATGGAACGAAAACACAATAAAGATAGATCATCAATACTAGCTTTCATAGTAGCAATACCTTTAGTAATTTGTTTACTAATGTCAGGTGTATTTGCACAAAAATTATATGTAGGTGGAGAAAAATACGAGAAAGATGGTGTAGTTGCTTTAACATTAACACTTAACGGTAAATTAATTGAGTGGGTATACAAAGAAAATATAGGCCAATGCTTGAAATCAAAAAGGATAGCAAGTAGAGAAGTTGGTGGAGAAAGAGTTATATTTGCTTGTAAAATGGTAAAAGCTTTACTACAAGAAGATAAACAAGCAAAATATGGTATTAGGTTATTAAAAATAATTGAATAAATAAAAGTGAGGTAATATTATGGCTAAATTAGGTGACAAAACCGATTACAGTTATAGAGTAAAAAGGGTAACAAAGATAGTAGATGGCGACACAATAGACGTGGTGCTTGATATGGGATTTGATATTCTATTTGCACAAAGAGTTAGATTATTTGGTATAGATACACCAGAATCTAGAACAAGAGATTTAGAAGAAAAGAAATACGGTCTTAAATCTAAAAAATTTCTACAAGAACAAATCAAAAAAGCAAAAAAGATTACAATCAAAACATACAAAGATTCAGAAACAGGTAAGTTTGGTAGAATACTTGGCGATGTATGGTGTGATGGTAAATCTGTTAATCAATTAATGTGTAAAGTAGGCCATGCTGTAGCATACTATGGTCAAAATAAAAAACTGGTTGAAGCTGCACATTTAAAAAATAGAAAAAGAGTGAGGTAATTATGAGTGATAATCAATTCGGACATGATTCACATGAACATGATAAGACTTATGAAAATGAACAAAGTATGGTTACTATTCCTTTAAAAGAATATGACAGATTAAAAGATCAAGGTAAATATATTACCGATCAAAGTTTAATATCTGTAATAGATAAGATAGAGGAACTTGTAAGAGCTTTGAGAAAACATATACATAGACATTATTAATGGACTTATTTTTTCAAATACTAATAGAATTTGGACTACCTGTAGCAGCTGCGTCTGTTATGGGTGTGTTCATCTATATCATTTTAAAATATATTTTAGGTGGTATTGTAGGCTCTGTTAAGAGTTTGCATGGTATAATCATGGGATTAGAAAACAGAATAGATACCATGAATAACGACCTAATACATATTGACACACTTATGTCCTCTGCTTTAAATTTGAAGCCAGATTTAGATAGAATTGCTAGATCAGATGGTAAGAATGACGCACGGAAAGACTAATGACGGTAATTGAAATACTAAATCAATATGGATTTGCGACAGTGGCTGCCTTGGCCATGGGTTGGTTTATATATTTTATATACACTTTTATTACACAAGAGATTACACAAAAACTCAAAGAGGCTTCCTCAGCCTTGATAGTCCTACTAGATAAAATCAGACGATTAGATAATGATCTGATAAGAATTAAAACTAAACTGAACACAATTCTTACAGTCCGAGAACAAGAAAAATTTAAAAAGAAGGACGATTAATTATAAATATACGTATGAAAACATCACTAGGAAAGGTGATGTTAGTAGTGTTTTTATATACTTCCTTGATTTCATCAATACTGGCATCCGAACTAACACATGAATTTAAAAATCCTGCCTTTTCTGGTAATGGCTACTCGTCTCATGTACTTTCTATAAATCAATTAGAAGTACAAAGAGAACAAAAAGCATTTGATGACTTAAAATCAGCAGCTGCGGCCGCTGAAAGAGAAGAAAAAAACAAGACGGTAAATAAATTTATCGCCAATGTTGAGAGTAGAATTTATGCTAATTTATCCAAACAGTTAGTAGATAACATGTTTGGTACAGAATGCGACAGTAGTACTACTACTTGTCCAACAAGTGGCACATCAGAAATTGAAGGTGCTACCATATCATGGGTAAAAGATACAACTACCGAAGTGATTACTTTAACGATTACAGCTGATGATGGAACAGTGACAACTATGTCTGTTCCTATAGGTGACTTTAAATTTTAGGAGAAATAATGTTTAAAATATTAGCCGCTCTTTTATTAGGGCTGACTTTGACAAGTTGCGCTACGAATAAAAATATGGAAATATATAAAGGTGAGGCACCTTTTATTGAGGGTAGTACAACTAAAGAAAGATTATTGGCTTTACCTGATTTAGATAATCAGCCAATAATTACTATTGCTGTATACAGATTTACGGACCAAACAGGTCAGAGAAAACCTAGTACAAAGTTTTCTCAATTATCAACTGCTGTCACACAAGGTGGTAGTATGTTTGTTGTAGACGCTTTTAAATCTATCTCTGGTGGAGATTGGTTTCAAGTGTTAGAAAGAGAAGGATTAGATAATCTAATTAAAGAAAGACAATTAATTAGATCAACTAGAACAGAATACGATGGCGAAGCGAATGCTGGTAATGTTTTAAAACCACTTCTTTTTGCCGGAATAATAGTTGAAGGTGGCGTTATAGGTTATGATAGTAATATAAGAACAGGTGGACAAGGCGCTAGGTATTTGGGTATTGGAGTAAGTGAACAGTACAGAGTAGACGTGGTAACAATTACATTAAGACTAGTATCTGTACAAACAGGAGAAATTTTATTAAATGTCAACGTGACTAAAACAATTGCTAGTCACGCAAAAGGTGGAGACGTATTCACATTTTTAGATATGAATACAAAGGCTCTAGAAATAGAAAGTGGCGTATCAGTAAATGAACCGGTAACATATGCCATAAGATCAGCCATAGAGCACGGAGTACTAGAAATAGTATATATGGGTAAAGATAAAGGTTACTGGAAGTTTAAAGAAGAAAAGACAAAGGGAATACACAACAATGAAAACATTAATTAGCTTTATATTATTCATCTTGATGACAAATTTATCATGGTCTAATGATATATACGTCACACAGTCAGGTGCTAGTCTTGATTTAGATATAACACAAGACGGAGAAAATAACACTGTTGGTAATAGTACAACGGCGTCTGCTTCTGCTGGTGCTACGACTATATTAAACATAGATCAAATAGGAAACTCAAACGTAATTACATATCAGATTAACGGTGCAACATACACAGGTGTTATCAATTTAGTTGGTAACTCAAACAATGTTGATTTAAATTGTGATAGTACAGCCGGTAACTCATCATGTGGTAGTGCTAATGCAGTAATTAATTTTACAGGTAACTCAAACGACATTGATTTAGATATAGGTCAAACATCATCAGCTACTTCAGCAGATGTTGATATAGTTGGTCAATCAGGTTCTGATTCAAACGTTGTTGCTGCTACTGTTGATGGTAATAGTGCAATCTTAACAATCACAGTAAATGGTGATACTAACAATTATTTAATTGACATAGACGGCAATGGTGACGCTAACGGTCATACATTAATACACTCACACACAGGTGGTATTGCAGACGTAGATATTGTTCAAAGTGGTACTAACGATAACATGATTACGTTAACAACAAGCGGAGATAACGCAGATATTGATATCTCTCAAACAGACTAATATGGATTACATAAACATTATTTTATTTTTTGGGATTATTTTATATGCAAACATTTCGTTTTACAATTGGGTTCATACTCTTAATCCTTACGATTTTAGCGATAAACGTAAGAAGTAGTTTTGCTACAATAGGCGAAGTCACTTTACATAAAGGTAGTGCCGTTATAGACAGAAAATCTGGAGAGAAAGACATTGAGGTACAAAAAAACCTTAATGTCTTCTCTTACGATACTGTAAAAACTGGCGATGGTAAAGTTGGTATACAATTCATTGATGATACAAGAGTTGATGTCACTGAACATAGTAAATTATTAATTGACGAATTTATATACGATCCAAATACACAAACAGGTGCCTTATCTCTAAAGGCCACACTAGGTACAGTAAGGTATGCTAGTGGTCAAATTGCAAAAAACTCCAAACAAAACGTAAAGATCAGTACACCTACGGCTACCATAGCTGTTAGAGGTACGGATTTTACTATGACAGTTGACGAGATAGGTGGTTCAACTATTGTATTATTACCTAGTTGTGATGGTGCTGGTTTCTGTTATGTAGGAGAAATAGAAGTAATGACAGACGCAGGTTTTGTAATAATGAATCAGGCCTTTCAAGCAACATATGTTGATAGTGTAGAAACAAAACCTATAATACCTGTATTATTAGATTTAGATATTGATATGATTAATAATTTATTAATTGTAAGTCCACCAGAAAAGGTTGAAGAACAAATACAAACAGAAAGAAAGTTGGCAGTTGCTAGTGCTTTAGATTTAGACTTTTTAAAGTTTGATGAATTAGAAATTGACTTACTAGATAACTCTGCCGAAGAAGAAGCTTTTACAGCTTTAGATGTTGACTATTTAGATTTTGATTTCTTAAAAGACATATTAGAAGAATTAAATAAACAACTTGCTTTAGAAATGAGAAGCGAATTTGATAAGAAAAAAAATAAAAAGAAAGCAGGACAAGATGAGTTTGGTGTAATATTATTAGATGAGGATCCACAATGGGTGTGGATGAGAACCGATGAATCAAATAATAATATTGTATTAAGATTAGATCAAGAATATGGATATACTATAAACGTTATACAAGGAGATACAGAAATTATTGATTATGAGTTAGGTGATGGATCAAATCAAATAAGGATAAATCAACAATGAAATATGTAATAATAGGATTAACAATTATACTAGCTTGTTTAGGTACTTGTTTTTCTCCTAAAGCAAACGCTTCTGATACAGCATTAATATATCATAGTAGTTATCAAGACTCTCATACTAATGTTAAAGATCAATTAGAGGCAGATGGCTATACGGTTACACTTTCAACAAGTGGTTCTGTTGCTAGTAATTTAATTAATAGTTATGACATTGTTGTAGATTTAAAATATAATAGCAATTGTGGTAGTACATGTAGAACAAATTATCAATCTTTTGTACAAGCAGGTGGTATATTAATTATCACTGGTGAAAATAATAATTATTCTAATAGAAATAATAATATTAAAAGTTTGATAACAAGTAAGTTTAGTGGATCACTTACACTAGGTGGCAACACAAGTGGTTGTGCTAGACCTTGTACTAGTCCTAATAACTCAAATACTATATCACAAACTAATACATCTATAACTGATAGCAATTATACTAGTTTTGGTTATTATCCTTATGGTACTAAAATTACTTCAGGTGATGGTACATGGGTGGCAAAAAATACATCTGGCGATATTGTGTGGATGCGATGGACAGGTGACGAACTACCTAGTGGTTATACAGGTGCAGTTTATATTACCTTTGATATAAACCAATTTGAAACAGCATTTGATGGTGCAAACTTTGATAGTTTTATTTCAGATTTATATACATCAATGTCAACACCTCAAGCAGGTATAACTTCATCACAACAAACAGAGGTAACTACAGCAAAAAATAAAACTAATAATGGTAATGCAATTTATATAACTCAAAGTGGTAGTGGTATTGATTTAGATATAGTACAAGACGGAGATAATAATTTAGTTATAGGATCAGATTTAACTAATGCAGGCTCTATACAAGGAGATAATAACGAGATAACATTAACACAAAACAATAACAATAATGTAATAGGTATTGATGTAAATGGTAATACAAACGATGTAGATATATGGCAAGATACAGATCAACGAGCAGTTGTAAATATAACAGGCGCCTCAAATACACTAGACCTAGAACAATTACACCTAAATAACACCGGAGACCACTTTTCTAAAGTGACAGTGAACGGCAATAGCAATACAATGACAATTGACCAGAAAGAAACTGGCGATAAGGTATTATTTTTAGAAGTAGACGGAAATAATAATGTAACCGTAGATCAAAAAGGAACTGGTAGCCATTTTTTAGATGTAAATCTAACAGATAGTCACACTGTAGACGTGACACAAGACGGTACAGGTAGTCATAATGCTAAAATACATTTAAGTGGAAATACATCATCTGTTACCTTAACACAAGATAGTAGTACAAATCAAAACTATGTTCTTGAACAAAATTGCTCTAGTAGTAGTTGTTCAGCAACAGTGACACAAAACTAATGATTAAATGGACTAAAAATAAATGGCAAAAATTTAAGAAGTGGTCTACAGTGGATCATTGGATTGATCTATTTGTAGATGTAGGACTTATTGCGTTTGATGTTTTATCTAGTCCAGTATTAATTGTTGTAAGATTTATTAGGTACTTTTTTAACAAATACGTAAACGGCCATATAAAAAGATTTTTAAAATGGTTTGCACATAAGGTATTGAGACTATGAAATGGCTTACACATTGGACAATTGCGTTTGTAACCTTATTTGTTTTAACATTTATAGGTTTAAAAGAACCACAAGTAAAAGAGATATTAAGATTAAAAACATTTGATTTATTATTACAATCAGAAACAAAAGAATTATCACAAGACATAGGTATAATTACAATAGATGAAAAGGCAATAGAAAAATATGGTCAATGGCCATGGCCTAGAAGTGTATTAGCAGACATTATACTTAAAGCAAGACTAGATGGTGCTCAGGTTATAGTAGTGCCTATACTTTTTAGTGAACCAGATAGAATGGGATACGATGAAGATTTAGCAGACGTATTACCATATCATATAGTAATATCACAAGTTGGTACTAATCAAACAAACAAAAATGGTGTGCCTAGAGGAGTTGCAAAAGTAAACGATCCTTTACCTTTCTTATTTGAATGGGGAGGTATGTTAGGTCCTATAGAGAAATTTCACAACGCAAGTGGTGTAGGTGTATCAAACACTGTACCTGAAGTTGATGGTGTTGTAAGAAGAATACCTTTATTAATGAAAATAGGTGAGGACATATATCCTGCCATGGCAATAGAAGTTATTAGAGTTGCTGTAGGTGCTCCTAGTTATCAAGTTAAATCAGGAGAAGCAGGTGTACAAGCGATGAGGGTTCCTGGTTTTCCTACAATTAAGACAGACGCAAATGCCAGAATATGGTTAAGATGGAATAAAGAATACGAAACTATATCAGCTGCTGATATGGATTTTACAAAGTTTGCCGGTAAAACTGTAATCATAGGTATGAGTGCTGAGGGTTTAGGTGGTATCATAGCAACACCAATAGGCGAAAGATATGCCTATGAATTAACGGCCTCTACTTTAGATACTGTATTACAAGGAGAACAAATAATAAGAACTGATATAATGCCTTTGATAGAAATGGCTGTTGCAGTTGTATTATCTATTTTAATGATTTTAGTAGTTAGATTTTTTCCTTATTTGTTTATTATAACTTTATTGATAGGTACATACGGTGTTAGTTGGATAGCCGTATCACTTCTTTTTGAAAATAAACTAATGTTAGTTGATATGAGTTGGGCGATGTTAACTTTATCTATAGTAGTATTTCATTCCGTATTCACAAGATTTATTTTAGAGTTTAGATTGAAACAACAAATTAAAAAACAATTTGAACACTACTTAGCACCTGCCATGGTAAAAAGATTACAAAAAAATCCTGAACTTTTAAAATTAGGTGGTGAAACAAGAGAGTTAACATTTTTATTTTGTGATATAAGAGGTTTCACTCCTATTTCAGAAAAGTATCAATCTGATCCACAAGGACTTACAGTAGTTATAAACAAATTTCTAACACCCATGACAGACATAATTATGAAAAATGGTGGTACTATTGATAAGTATATGGGTGATTGCATAATGGCGTTTTGGAACGCTCCTATTGATATTCCGAACCATAGGACAATGGCTGTTAAGTCTGCTGTGGAGATGGTTCACAAACTAAAAGACCTAAATAATAGTGAGGGTTTTGGTCCAGGTAATAAGTTAAACATTGGTATAGGTATCAACTCTGGTAAGGCCGTAGTTGGTAATATGGGATCAAAACAAAGATTTGATTATTCAGTTTTAGGTGACGCTGTTAATTTGGCGAGTAGATTAGAAGGAGTATCTAAAAATTATGACGCTACAATAATAATAGGATATGACACATACAAAAACATCAAAGAAAAATACAACTTCAAAAAACTAGATCAGGTCAAAGTCAAAGGTAAATCTAACCTAGTTTCCATCTACACTATTTAAACTTAACCAGGAGGTTATCTGATAAAAAGGATTATACTACTAGCTATATGCTGGTGTTTATTATGGTCAGTGACGAATAAGTTAAACGTGGAAAAACAACAAGAAAAGATTATAAATATACAATAATATGGATAAACATACACAAGAAATTCAATTAGAACTAGCAAGGCTAACGAAAGATGTTGAGCAGGTAAGTACTATTCAAAATAGATTAGATACTGCCATTGACAAACTTACAGACGTTGGTGCTGATATTAAATCTATGCTGGCTGTACACGAAGAAAAGATAGAACACCAGGAAAAGATAGATGAAGTAATATTTTCTAAATTAAGGGTAAGAGCGGAAGAGACAGGAACTATAGAAAAAGAACTAAAAGAACATATAGAGTCGTCTGAAAAAAGAGTTAAGGAAGAGATACAATCGCTGAAAACCGAGTTTAGAGGTAGAATATCATTGTTAGAAAAGTACAAGTGGATTATCATTGGTGCTTTTATAGCAGTAGAATTTATAACGGTTTTAATGATATCCAAAAAAGGTATGTTACCACTGTTTTCTCTTTTCAAATAAGCTTGACAATTTAAGACATTTGGTGTATAGTAATATTTACTATGTCGTCTTATATTGATCTAAAGTTTATCAATCAACTATCGGGTAGGTTGCAACAGTTTAAACAGAAAACAGACTATCTGTTTAACTTTCGTTGTCCTCATTGTGGTGATTCTAAAAAATCTAAAAGTAAAGCCAGAGCATATTTTTATAGAGTTAAAAATGATATGTTCTTTAAATGTCACAATTGTGGCCAAGGTCAAAACTTTGCAAACTTTTTAAAGTTTGTAGACCCTAGAGCCTATAAAGAATATTTACTAGAAAGATATAAAGGGTCAGCACCATCTACACCTAAACCTAATTTTAAATTTGATAAACCAATATTTAAAACTAACCCTTTGACTAAATTAAAAACAATTAAAGAGTTAGAAGATGACCATATTGCAAAACAATATTGTGTAAGTAGAAAAATACCTGAAGAATTTTTTGACAAATTATATTTTACGGATAAATTTGAACAACTAGTAAATGAAATTAAACCTAATACATATAAAACTCAAAATGATCATAGTAGATTAGTGATACCTTTTTACGATACAACTGGAGAGTTATTTGCTTTTCAAGGTCGTGCCCTAGGTAAAGAAATTCCTAAATACTTAACAATCAAACTAAACGAAAATAAACAAAAAGTTTTTGGTTTAGAAAGAGTAAATTTTCAAAATGATTTATATATAGTAGAGGGTCCTATAGACGCTATGTTTATTGGCAATTGTATCGCAGCTGCTGGTGCAGATTTACAGTTAAAAAATAAAATGTCTAATGATAAAATTACCTATATATTTGACAACGAGCCAAGAAACAAAGAAATCATAAACAGAATGTATAAAGTGGTTGAGAATGATTATAATATTGTTATATGGCCAGACGATATACTACACAAAGATATTAACGATATGATACTTGGTGGCTTGACAAAATCGCAAATACAAAATATAATAGAAGAAAATACATATTCAAAGTTAAGTGCTTTGACTAAACTAAACCACTGGAAAAAAATACAATGACAGATACCGGAAATATTAAAGTAGTAAAAAGAGGACAAAGAGGATTAGAACCACTTAACATTGAAAAGATACATGAAATGGTAGAATTTGCCTGTGAAGATATAAAAGGCGTATCAGCTTCACAAGTAGAAATGAGCTCGGGTCTCCAGTTTTACGATGGTATTTCTACAAACGATATTCAACAAATTTTAATTAAGTCAGCTTCAGATTTAATCTCACTAGAAGCACCAAACTATCAATACGTAGCTGCTAGACTATTACTATTCAGTTTAAGAAAACAAGTTATAGGTAGACTATGGGATCATCCACATATTTTTGATCACGTAGAGAAATGTGTTAAACTAGGAGTATATGATTCTGAAATACTAAAGACATATGATAAAAAAGATTTCAGTAGAATGCAAAACTGGATTACACATGAAAGAGATAATAACTTTACGTATGCTGGTTTAAGACAAGTCATTGACAAATATCTAGTACAAGATAGATCAAGTGGTGAAATTTATGAAACACCTCAATTCATGTACATGATGATAGCAGCCACATTATTTGCCAAGTATCCAAAAAACAAAAGGATGAGTTATGTTAAAAAATACTATGACGCAATATCCAATTTTAAAATTAATATTCCAACTCCTGTTATGGCTGGCGTTAGGACTCCTATTAAGCAGTACGCTAGTTGTGTACTTGTTGATACAGACGACACTTTACCTAGTATCTTCTCTAGTGATATGGCTGTTGGAAACTATGTTGCTCAAAGAGCAGGTATCGGTATCAACGCAGGTAGAATTAGAGGAATTAACAGCAGAATTAGAGGAGGAGAAGTCCAACACACAGGTGTTATACCTTTCCTTAAAAAGTTTGAAGCAACTGTCAAGTGTTGCACTCAAAACGGTGTTAGAGGAGGTTCAGCAACTGTACACTTCCCTATTTGGCACCAAGAGATAGAAGATATTATTGTTTTAAAAAACAATAAAGGTACCGAGGATAACAGAGTTAGAAAATTAGATTACTCTATACAATTATCTAAACTATTTTATGAAAGATTTATTAATGAAGAAGAAATAACATTGTTCTCTCCTCACGAAGTACCTGAATTATATGAAGCTTGGGGAACACCAGAATTTGACGAACTATATTTACGAGCAGAAAGAAAAAAAAGTGTTAATAAAAAGAAGATAGACGCACAAGAATTGTTTTTTGATATATTAAAAGAAAGAGCAGAAACAGGTCGTATTTACATAATGAATATTGATCATTGTAATACACACTCTAGTTTTAAAGACACGGTAACCATGAGTAACCTATGTCAAGAAATCACTCTCCCTACCACTCCTATACAACATATAGACGGTCCAGGTGAGATTGCATTGTGTATTCTATCAGCAATCAACGTAGGTAAAATCAACTACCTAGAAGAACTGGAAGAACTATGCGAATTAGCAGTAAGAGCTTTAGAAGAAATCATAGATCATCAACAGTATCCTGTTAAGGCAGCTGAAATATCTACAAAAGCAAGACGTAGTTTAGGTGTAGGTTATATTGGCCTTGCACACTATCTAGCAAAAGCAGGTTTTAAATACGACCACAAACAAGCATGGAAAGAAGTAGATAAACTAACAGAAGCTTTCCAATATTATCTATTGAAAGCAAGTAATATACTTGCACAAGAAAAAGGTCAGTGTGATTTATTTCATAGAACTAAATACGCAGACGGAATATTACCAATAGATACTTACAAAAAAGAAGTTGACGAAATTGTCACACGTAAGTTATCTATGAAATGGGAAGAATTACGAGCAAGTATTAAAGAATTTGGGCTACGACATAGTACTCTATCAGCCCAAATGCCTTCCGAGTCTTCTAGTGTGGTATCAAATGCTACAAACGGCATTGAACCACCTAGAGACCACTTATCAGTTAAGAAAAGTAAAAAAGGCACATTGAAACAAATAGTACCTGAATTTAATAAACTTAAAAATTATTATACTTTATTATGGGATATGCCTTCAAATGAGGGATATATAAATATAGTTGCAGTAATGCAAAAGTATTTTGATCAAGCTATATCAGGTAACTGGTCATATAATCCAGGAAATTACGAAGACAATCAAGTACCTGTGTCAGTAATGGCACAAGACTTACTAACAACTTATAAATTAGGTTGGAAGACATCTTATTACCAAAATACTTACGATGGTAAAGAAGACATTGAAGAGCCTAAACACTCTATAGATTATGATACACCTATCTCTCCTGAAGAACCTTTAGAAGACCAGGAAAATTGTGATAGTTGTACAATATAAAAAGATAAATAACGAAAATGAGCAAAACAGTATTTAACAAAGAAAAAGGAATAGACCCTACTAAACAGTTAATGTTTTTAGGTCCTGATTTATCAGTACAAAGATATGATAATATGAAGTATCCTATTTTTGACAAACTGACACAACAGCAATTAGGTTTCTTTTGGAGACCTGAAGAAATTTCTTTACAGAAAGATAGAAACGATTACTATGATCTATCTGAAGGCCAAAAGTTTATCTTTACATCTAATTTAAAATATCAAACAATGTTAGATAGTGTACAAGGTAGAGGACCTTTACTATCATTTTTACCATTAGTATCATTACCAGAATTAGAAGGCGCTATTGTTGCATGGGATTTTATGGAAACAATACACAGCCGATCATATACTTACATCATCAAAAACTTATATTCAGACCCAGCAGATGTATTTGATATGATTTTAGAGGACAAGAAGATAGAAGAACGAGCAGCTCATGTCACAGCAACTTATGATGATTTAATTGAAATGGGTCACAAATGGCACTTAACACCAAACAAAGTTGATATGTATGAACTAAAGAAAAAATTATATCTAGCTATGGTATCAGTAAACATACTAGAGGGTTTAAGATTTTATGTTTCTTTTGCATGTTCATTTGCTTTTGGTGAATTGAAAAAGTTAGAAGGCTCTGCTAAGATTATATCTTTCATAGCAAGAGACGAAAGCCAGCACTTGGCAATGTCACAAAGAATTATTAATAACTGGAGAGATTACGAGAACGATAAAGAAATGTTAAAAGTTATTAAAGATTGTGAGAAAGAAGTTTATAAAATGTATGATGACGCCGTTAACGATGAGAAACGTTGGGCAACATACTTATTTTCAAAAGGTAGTATGATAGGTTTATCAGAAAAACTATTACATCAATTTGTAGAATACATGGCGAATAGACGTATGAAAGCCATCGGGTTAGCACCTGCTTATGATCAAAAAACAAATCCATTACCATGGGTTGAACACTGGTTAAATAGTAGATCAGCTCAAAATGCTCCACAAGAAACTGAAATAGAATCTTATGTAGTTGGTGGTATAAAACAAGACGTTAAAAAAGGTTCATTTAAAAAATTCAAACTGTAATGGAAAAAATACAAAAGTACTGCTCTAATTGTCAGACTAAATATACTGTAGAATGGGACGAGGATAAATCAGATTTAGATCCTCTTACATGTCCTTTCTGTGGATATGAAGTTGAAGGAGAAGAAGATGGACCAGACATACCTGACGAAGCAGATCACGAAAGTTGGCATTGATTATAGTTTAACAAGTCCAGCCGTTTGTATAAACGATGGCAAATTAAAATTTTATTACTTAACTACAAAAAAGAAATGGTTAGGTAAACAAAGTGATAATATAATTGGTTATGAACATAAAGAATGGACAGACCCTATTGAAAGGTTTAAAAACATAAGTGACTTTGTATTTAATATTCTCTACACAAATCCACTCTTTGAGCAACCTGTTTATGACATCTATATTGAGGGCTACTCGTTTGGTTCTAAAGGTCAAGGTCTTTTTCAAATTGCTGAGAATTGTGGGATACTCAAATTTAGGTTTCTTCAAAAAAATATTAATTACAATATCGTTGTACCGAGCGTTGTTAAGAAAGGCGCAACGGGAAAGGGTAACGCAGACAAAGACATGATGTACGAGGCCTTTCTAAAAGAAACGAAGATTGATTTAAAAAAAATATTAGATACAGATAAGGTTGGTAATCCATTATCTGATATAGTTGATAGTTATTTTATACAAAAGGTTGGATATGAAAATCAAAGTCGTTAGTACATGGAACAATAATCTATTTAAAAAATACGCACATAGATTTCAAAAGACATATAATTGGCCATTTGAATTAGAGATATACAATGAAGACGATGATATGTTTGATAGAATACCTGAACTCAAAAAGTTTATTACTAGAAATCATGTAGACATACCAAGAGGCTTTTTATATGACGCCTGCCGATTTGCATACAAAGTTTATGCATACACACAATCAATATTAGAAACAAAAGATTATGATGGTCTTATGTTCATAGACGCCGATACCGTATTCTATAAAAAGATAGATGAGAAATGGGTCAAAAAATATTTACATAGAGAAGACAAGATGATAACTCATTTACATAGACCAACATATACAGAGTGTGGTTTTATATACTTCAACATGAGACATAGTTTTATAAAACAATTCGCAGCTGAAATGAGAAAAATGTATGATGAAGATTTATTATTCAAAGAAGATCAACAACATGATTCATTTATATTTGATATAGTAAGAAATAAAATGGAAAGAGAATATGATATTGAAAACTATGACATTGGCGATGGTAGATTAGGTCATGTACAAGCTAGATCAATATTAGGTAAAGTAATGGATCATACAAAAGGGGATAGAAAAATAAAAGGTAGAAGTAAAGAGAACATACAAATATGATAAATGTTTTTATAGGTTACGATTATGGCGAACCAGCAGCTTATCATGTACTTGCTGAAAGTATTAGATCACACGCAAGTGGTCCTGTTGCAATAACACCATTAGCATTAAATAACTTACCACAATTTAAAAGATCAAAAGAAACCAATCAATCTACAGACTTTGCATTTTCAAGATTTTTAGTACCATACTTATCAAACTATAAAGGTTGGTCAATCTATATGGATTGTGATATGTTTGTTAGAGACGATATATACAATTTATATAATCATGCTAGTTTTAAATATTCTGTTATGTGTTGTAAACATGATTATGTACCAAAACAAGATGTAAAATTTAGAGGTGCAAAAAACCAGGCCTTTCCTAAAAAGAACTGGTCTAGTGTAATGTTATTTCACAATTCACAATGTACAGCACTAACACCTGAATATATTAACAAGGCTAGTGGTTTAGAACTACATCAATTCAAATGGCTAGAAAGAGAACATATGATAGGCGATTTACCACTAGAGTGGAACTGGTTGGTAGGCGAGTATGAATATTATGAGTATGCTAAGAACGTACACTTTACATTAGGTGGACCTTGGTATAAAGATTACGAAAATCAAGACTATGCAGATGAATGGCTTGAAATGCATAAACAAACAACACAGGTAGGTTTATGATTATTGGTATATCAGGTGCGTTTAACACAAAGGCTGGTTTTGTTTTCCCTACACACGAAGACTTTAAACTAATATCATGGAAAGATAGAAATCAATATATCAAAACTGCTAGAGCCTATATTCAATCAAACATATTAGGTAGAATGAAGATAATATATGCTGATATGTATAGACATATATTAGAACAAAAGAAACCTACACTAGTTGTAGAACAAGCTACATTTAGACAGAATTTAGATATAGATAAGGAAGATTATTACTATAGAGTAGGTAGAGGTTGTTATACTTACGACAATGGTTTTTTTAATAATAAAAACTGTAAATCTGATAGGTGGGAACAGATACAGAGAGAACAAAATATAGAAATAAAACCATGGAAGAAAAATGGTGATTACATTTTATTACTATTACAAAATCCTATGGACACCAGTTTAAATAATCTAGTAAGTAAAACTAGTGACTATACTGATTGGGTAAAGAATACTATATTAAAAATTTCAGAGTATACTGCTGAAGATATTATGGTCAGATTACACCCTAGATTTCCTTTGAGATTTAATTTAAGAGAATTATTAAAATTAAAAGTAAGAAACAATATTATCTTTAGTAAAAATGTTGGCACAGGATTTAATAAGTCATCTAGTACAGATTTATATAAAGATTTAGATTATGCTAGAGTTGCAATATCATATTCTAGTAATGCATTGGTAGAAACAGTTTGTGAGGGTATACCTACTATTGCATTATCTAAAACTTCACATGCTTGGCCAGTTGCCTTTCATAATTTAGATGTATTAAAAGAAAGTGTAATGCCAGAAAAAAGTAGAACACAATGGTTGTACGATACAGCCTATACACAATGGAAAATGTCAGAGATAAACTCTGGAAAGGTACACAAAAGGTTATTATGATTTATTGCCACGCTATGCAAAAAGTGGATTGTTTATCTCACCAGATTTGGCCTGCTATTGAGAAAGGTTTTCCTAAAGATGATAAAGACAAACACTTTTTTTGGGGACTAGCCGAACAAAACATAAACAAGATTACACAATTAGAGGCAGACAAAACAGATTGGTATTATGTAGATGTAGGTTATCTTACTGAACAAATTACCAGATATCCTGAACCTAAAATACATGACTTTGATAAAACATATTTTAGAATTGTAAAAGGTAATATACACACATTAAGAGGTAGTATACAAGGTGGAGAAGAAAGATTAAAACAACTAGATAAAAAGGGTATAAAATGTACCTTTGATGGTTGGAACATGGGAGAAGGAGATCACATACTAATTTGTCCTTCAAGTGAGACAGTGACACGTAGACATAATAATATATCACAAGGTAGGTGGGTTGCTAGTGTTATGAATAAACTTACAAAGTTAACAAATAGAGACATACGAGTTAGAAATAAACCTAGACCAGGAAATGAGTGGTGGGGAAAAGATATAACCGAAGATTTAGATGGTGCTCATTGTTTAATTACTAATATGAGTTTATCAGCCGTTGACTCTGTGCTATCAGGTATACCAATTATAACAGATACAAGAAACGTTGCATGGCCAGTATCATCAAGATATATAGAATTTGTAAATGACCCTTTAAAACCTACACGTCATAAGGTAACACAATGGTTGGAACTATTAGCAAACAATCAGTTTAATCTTACAGAGATAGAAAATGGTACAGCATGGGAAGTATTAAGTAAACAATCGGATAAATTATTTACAGTATGAAAAAAATATTATTAGTTAGTGGTTGTAGTTTTACCGATCCACATTGGCATAGTGATATACATCCCGATATGATTTGTGATTGGCCTAAATGGCCTCAAATAGTCGCTGATGAATTAAATATGGAGTGTGTTAATCTAGGAGTAAGTGGATCAGGTAATGAAAGAATTTATAGTAGTATATCTGATTTTGTCACAACACCTGAAGATCAAACACCTACATTTGTATCAAAAATGCATTTGATGGATAAACATTATGAATTTCCAAAAGGTGAAATTGGTCTAGTTGTGGCTGCCTGGTCACAAGGTCATAGACGTGATTGGTCTGAATATAGATTTGTTAAAAGAGATCAAAAGAAAGATTTATGGACTAATGAAAACTTTGATACAAAAGGAGATTTACATTATCATGTATTAAAGTCAATAAGATTACAATATGCATATCAAAATTTATGTAAACAACTTAATTTAACTTACTGTCACTTTCAAATGATATCATTATGGAGAGCATGGGTACATTTTAAAGTAAAAGATAAAAATCCAGTTGAATTTGAAAAAGAGTTTTTTGATCTAATCAAGAGTACAGGTTATAATGAACTAATAAACAAACATTTTTTAGGTTGGCCATGTGATGTAGTAAACGATAAATATTGGGGAGAAAAGTCCTTTGTACTATCTGATTGTTTAAAAGCACAACACAAAGTATCAAACAAAGATGTACACCCTAATAAGATAGGACAAGAACTACTAGCAGAGGAGTTTTTAAAAAGATTGCATGAAAATAAGATACTACAAAAAGATTGATGGCTGGCGATGGTTAGGTTTTATACTAGCCATGATTGGTGCATGGGTACTTAGCAATGCTAATCCTGATACACAATGGCTAGGGTGGTCAATTGCAATATCAAGTTGTAGTATCTGGATTTACATGGGTTGGAAAGATAAAGATATACCTAGAGCATTAATGGAGTTGATGTATTTGATTATAGCATTGAGAGCAATATGGAATTGGTTAACGTAGTTTGTTTATATTGGGGAAATAAGTATAGTATTGATTATGTAAATAAACTATACAGTATGGTAAAAAGGAACCTTTCTGTACCACATCAATTTATTTGCTACACGAACCACCCTTCACTAACTTTTTCCGAAGGAATTATCACAAAAGGTTTACCATTTGACCAATACGAAGGCTGGTTTAATAAACTTACATTGTTTAGTAATGAAGCCGACCTTAAAGGTAATAATCTTTACCTAGACCTAGACGTAGTAATACTAGAAAACTTGGACGAGTTGGCAACGTTTGGCAGTGCCAATACCTTTGGTATCATCAACGATTTTAAACCTAGTAATGTGTACAATTCAAGTGTAATGAAATTCAACAATATCACAGCTGGCCATATATGGACATCATTTAAGAACGATGAAAATAATATGTTGAGAAATCATGGTGACCAAGAAATCATTAGCCATTTTATGAAAGACTCACCACATTTGAAGATTATACCAGACGAGTGGACTTTTTCATATAAGTGGTCTGATAGAAAACAACCTAGGATATACAATCCTAATTACGAGAGAATGCCTGGTAAGATTGCAGTATTTCATGGTAACCCTAATCCACACGAATCAAGAGAAAAATATATCATTGATAACTGGAAATAGAACAAAACCAGAACAAATACGTCAAAAAATTAAGTAAAATCAACGAAAAATAACGCTTGCTTTCTAGGCCAGGTCTGATAGGATAATGATATGAAAACAAAAAAGATATTAAAAATAACAACTTATACAAATAACTTGTTGCCAAATACATCTTTTTGTGATAGGATTTATAATATAAACAAAAAAGGAGATACACTATGTCAAAAGTAAAACAATGGGCTGAAAACACAGCAGAGGAAAAAGTAGATAAGATTATCTTAAACTACAAAAACAACTTAATCAATAAAGATACTGCTGTCAAAGAAATTATGGAAGTTGATAATTTAGATTTGATTGGTATTGATGAACACAATGTTGAAGAATGCATTGAAGATACATTTTACGATAAGGTTGAAGCCTAATGAATAAAAGTAAAACATTTAATATAGTTTACGGTAGAGAATACCAAGATTCAGATGAGAGATATGATGAATTTTTTTACATCTATAATACAGTATTCAGAAACGTAGATATGAAACACCTTAAAACTGCCAATAGTTTTAAAGAAAAAATTAGAAAGTATTGTGATAAGAATTTTAATGAGACAGCTAGTAATTTTATAGGAAATACTACAGTTAAAATTATACATGGTGATGACTATTATACAACTTACGAAGATGTATTTGGTACAGAGACCGTTGGAACTGATAACTCATTATTTAATGATTATGGTCAATTGTGGAATGGTAGACAATTCTTTAAAAAAGATTATAATCCAAAACTAACAGAAAAGTATACGTACAAAAATTTAAATAGAGAGGCAAGCTAATGAAATACGGTGAAGATTTGATTTGTGATGAGATAAAAGAATATATTAAAAGTACATATGGTCAACACTACAGTACAACGGAAGACGGTTTCCAGGTGCAAGATATGTTGAGACAATTAGGAATTGATAAAGATTTTTGCCAAGCTAATGCCATTAAGTATCTTTGCAGATATGGTAAAAAAGACGGTAAAAACAGAAAAGATTTATTGAAAGCTATTCATTATATAGTTTTATTGATGAGTAGTGAAGATAAAAATACAATAACTATAGACGAAAATTATAAAGGAGGATAACACTATGGCTGAAGTACAAACAGATGTAATGTTTTTTAAAGATGATGTAGGTAAGAACCTATACAGAAAGAAAACATACTATACACTTGTTGTAGAACAAGATGTATTAGCAAATACAAAAGATGAGGCAGATACCTTGTTTACGGACCACGGAGGTCTTAAACATAGTAATATTACAAAAGATATTACAGACACCAACGAGGGTATTGAAACATTTATGGTTGACGCCAACTATACAGATTCAGATACAGCAAAGTTTATTGGTAAAGTCAAATACGATACTGATACTTACAATCAAACTTTAGATGAAGCTATTGAGGCTCAAGATATTCATATTGATACATGGGCTGAAGAAGACGAACCACATCAACTAACAAAGATTAGTCTAAAAGAAGAATCAGATGTTGATGTACAGTTAAATTTAGAAGCTGAGGCTCAAAGAGGTAAATAATGAGTAAAGACGATATATTAGGATATTCTAGTCACGATTGGAGGAAACATACTGATAGCGCTGTTGTTTGTGACAGTGAAAATGGTATGATGAAAGTAAATGATTCAAAGGTTTACTTTACCAATCCTAGAACTTTGCAAGACGAAGAAGTGGACTTATCCAGATTGGTAAGAGTCTACGTTAACAATAAAACATCACAGAAAAGGAGTGTCAAATAATGTCAGTAATGCATGATTTGGAAAGACCACTTAATGATCTCAAAGAGATTAAGAGTTTATTAAGTGCAGGTGCAAATATCGGTGCGATGAATTTGATTGAGAAAAAAATCAAAGAATATGAGACGGATATTGACGCTGTTGAGGCTTATTTCAATAGTGACGACTTTAAGAAACATGGTAAAAGGGCAACGGATACTGAATAATTTAGCTGGTTGCCATTTACTACGAAATATGATAGTATTATTAACTTAACGGAAGGAAAACTATGTCATTTAGATACGATAAAGATAATTTGTTCAAAGAATTTGAGATTGCAAAACAAAAAGACTTTGCATTATCAAAATTAAAAGACCAAGACGCAAAAGAAAACGACTATTTTACTAATAGAATCAAATTTTGTGTAGACCATAAAAACTTAAAGATATCAAATCCATCTTATTATGAGAATGTTGATATTAATTTTGCCAATTTAGAGATAGCCTACAGATCAACTAATCCTAGAGACCACTTCTATAAAGTAGTCTTTGGTATGACGTATGCAGAAAAGAAAGCAAAAGAAACCGCTGAACACGAAGCAAACTTAAACAAGAATGAAGAAGCTTAAAGAAAGATATAAACCAATTAATTTAAAGATGTATCATGGCGTCAAAGAAATGCCTGATTACACCTTGTCTATTAATGGTTTACCAATGAACTCGTTACCTACGAGTGACAGAATTTCAGGCAGTTGTACTAAACGTAGTGCTCCTAAAGTTGAGTTGCCTGCTGGTAAAACAATAGGGATCGGTTACAATAAAGGGACATACCAGGTTGTAGATTCATCCGATTTCAAAACTATGGGACGTAAAGTATGAGAACTTTAATGATGTTAACTATTGTTGCTTTAATGACAGCGACTATAGCTAAAAGTGATGAGAAGAAGACGATTACACCACAAGAGTTTGGTAATGCAATTGCAGAAACACCAGGCAAACTTGTAAACTTTATTGGTGCTGAAGTTGAAAAGACTAAAGAGTATCAAAAAAAGTCATGGGCTGAAATGAAAACAAAATGGCCTTGGACAATGTTTAAGAAAAAAGACTAATGAGAACTATACTAATTAT